TATCTTCAACAGCTTCTTCTGTTAATGCAAAAGCCAAAGCAACTGTTTCGTGAGTGTAACGTGAAGTGTAGCCTTCAGAAGCGTTATCAAATCTAACGCCTGTACCTTCAGCTTTTACTTCAGCATTACCGAAACCTGAAATTAGAACTTCTTCTTCAAACGCTCTATCAGAAGATTCAGTATCAAAAATTTCAGCGTGTTCAGCTTCATACCTGGAGTATTCCAACCCAAAAAGGGCGTTCAATCCAGGCTCTAGTTCTTTCGCTAATTGCGCTCTATTTATTGCCATTATTAAACTCCCGTTACTGTGGTATAGAAATGCTCATTAATATATACGATTGCATTTACGTTTGCGGATCCAGTAGTGCTATTAGATGGATCAGTAGAGAATCCTACGATTCTAAACTGAGCCGAAGTAGCCGCTGTGGTAGAAGAAATTTCTGCCGCAGACATACCAGTCTTTGTAGACCCAGAAGTGTAAGCCAACTCTACGTTGTTACCTACAGCTGTCTGAGCTAAAGATCCTGTGCATTGCACTTCAAATAGTGTATTAGGATCATCCTCAACAAATGCAACGATATCCGATGAAGTTGTAGCAGTTGGATAGTAAGAAGAGAATACTACATCTCCATTGCTATCCGTATATTTACAACCTCTGAATATCCCCAATAAAGTTGTTGCAGCACCAGCTACTAAAATAGTACCTGTGTTCAACATCTTAACTGGGTCGCCCGAAAAGATATTTCCAGTCGCGCCCGAAGCAATCTCGTATTCAGTAACGCCGCCATTAGCAACGCCACCGCCTTTTTTGCCTACTGAACGAAACCCGAAAGGTGCATCTTTATTTGCCATAATAAGTTTTCCTTATTCAGTCAGTTAATTAATTACAGTGATAATCAATCACGATTACCACCACCAAAAGTTACGCTTGTTTTTCTCTCTGGTCGTAAGATCGGAGAGCTTGGATCAGATTCCTTCATTAAGTCATGGTCAACTGCGTCTTGTTGCAGTTGTGCGCGGTCTGAAAAGTAGGCGTTTCTTTCATTTCGCGTTTCTGTAGGAATCTTGGCCAAAAGCAAACCACCCACGGAAACTACTCCTGAGTGCTTTCCATCGTCAAGCGTAGGAATTTCAAAGCCATCTAACTCTTCAGCTCTGACAAGGTCGAAACCTTCTCTTAGCCTAGCAGTTACATTTTTCTTATCTTCCTGTCCAACGATTTCAGCTCTTATCCACCTGTATTCATATCCTTCAGGTGCATCAGGTGTTTCCAACATTGATGGACGACGCCAAGGTTTGCGAGCAGTATCTTTCGCTCGAGTTTCAGCAGAACGTGGTGTTCTGTTTTCAGTAGATGCTTGAGCATCAATTGATTCGTTTAATTCTGTTTCTTTTGTCATTTGTCTACCTTTTTACGTGTTTAGCATATTCTTGTAACGGTACATTCAAACGACGTGCCATTTCGACTTCGGCTTTAGTTAGCCTCACTTGTCGTTTGCGTCCAGAGCTTTCGCTTCTACCAGCGGGCGCTACAGTTTGCTGTATTTTGCCCTTTGGCTCGGCCTCTTCCACACCGTTAAATTTATGTGGAAACTCAGCTCTTATACGTTTATCGATTTCAGTATAGTATGTTGGGTCGTTTGTATCAAACCCTTCTTCCTCTACCAATCTTCTATGTATGTTAAATGCTACTAAAGTCATAGCCTCATCTTCACCAAACCACTCGTTTTTACTAGCCCAGTCTTCAGCGGCTGGATCGGGATCAGGGGTGGCTTGTGGTTGTTGAAAGCCTTGCGGTATCTGAGTCTGTTGATACTCAGTAGTAGGCTCGATAGACAACTTAGTGTTAGCTAATTTACTTTCTTCGACAGTTATCTTGTCGAGAATATCTTGAGCTTTCGTTACTTTGTCCCAATCTTGGTCTTGATAAGCAGATTTTAAAACTGCGTTAGCTTGCGCCCTCTGAGCTTTTAATCTGTTTTCAGCCTCTGATTGGTAATTTTCTGCATACGCTGACGTATTTTTCTTCAAAGCTTCATTTTCAGCTTGTAAGTTTTTTGCGTATTCGTATGCCGATTGAGCCGCGCGTTCTTGTTCGCGCATTTTTTTGGTTAAAGTAGAGATTCTTTTCTGAACATTCTTGGAGTAATCCTCCAACTCGTCTTGCTCTGCATCGGCTTGAGTCTCTTGTTCAGAGATATCTTCGATAGGAGCGGCTGACTGTTCAGATTCGGATTCTTTTACCTCTTCCTCAAGTTCTACGACTTCGGTAGGCTCTTGTTCCTCAGTCTGTATTGCTTCATTTTCTTGCATGATTTCCTCTCATGTTTAGACACTAACGATATCGTCAGGGTCTTCTATAGTTGCAATGACTTCGTCATCGTTAATAATACGGCACTCTGCATCGTCGCCAAGTTTAAACCTAGCTCCTGCATATCTACCAATTAATACCCATTCTTTTTCTTGGCACCAAGGGGTATCGCCAAATTTATTTCTATCGGCATAACAAAGAGGACCCATCTTCACTACGTAAGCCACCACAGTAGCTAGGGATTCTCTTTCTACAGTTTCTTTAGCTAGAACAATACCACCTTTAGTAACGGCTTTGCCTTTGTATGGCAAAATCAACAACCTCCAACCTGTCGGTTGAGGCATACGTTCTAAGTAGGATTTTTCTAATAAAGTTGGGTCGAGAACTCTGTCATCTGAGTTGACATAAGCTTGATCCAATTCTGACTTTTCTTCTTCTGGTTTTTGCTTTTCAGCTTCAACCTCTCTTGCGATATGATCAGGTACCAGTACCTCTTTCATCGTTTTCTACACTCCTTTCCAGCAACACCCTTAATTCTTGCTCTACGTCTTCGAGGGCATTGTAACGACCACGTAGATAGTTATATTCTTGGAAATCTTTGGCACCGTTCATAATCAAGTCTTCTAAAGATTCTTTTTTTTCTTTAAGAATCTTTTGTAAGGCTTCGGCAAGCCAAATTAAATCCATTAATAAATACCAGAAAACTTGCCACCAAATTCAGCAGCACCCATACCTCTAGCCTTGCCTTTACCCATACCTGGTTTTGGTGTGGTGTTGGCATCAAAAGACTTTGCTTTCTTTGTTTGCAAAGTGCCTTTGTTGGAATAGGATTGTTTGCCGTCTAAAACTTTAGGTGTTTTCTGTTCGTTTACTTTTGTAACTTTAATCATATTTATAACTGTTTTAATCCAAGATCAATTAATTTTAGTTCCTTTTGTTGGTCAAGTCTATCCCTCGTCGTATCGTCCTTCATTTCTGCGATATCTTTTTGAGCTTCTATACGCTCGCGATCTATCTGATCTTGGCGCATTTGGTCCATAGCGCGTTGTTCTTCACGCTGCATAAACTGCTGTTGTTCTTGGTTAAGCTGCTGACCTTTTAAAGCTAATTCTTGTTTCCTGATCGTAACTAAAGGATCTTCTTCTTGAGGAGTACCAATCTGTTGCGAAAACTGTATGACTAGCTCTGACATGATTGGCGCACTAAACTGAGCCAGTATGTTAGACGCTTCGGCTTGCATTTGTTGCGCTTCAACAGGTGATGCTTGTTGCGCCTGTTGTTGCAACTGTTGATACTGTTGCATAGCATCAGGCGGCATTTGTTGCTGCGCGATTATGTCTGCTTTCATCTGTAAATGCTGCATACTGTGAGCAATGATATTGGCTTGTACCTGCGCGTTTGTTTGAACAGGCTGTAGGCTTAAAAGACTGACGTGTGCTGCAATATGTGCATCGTGGTTTTGTTGTGGAAAAGCTTGCGCTGGAGCGCCCATCATCAATCCGCTGTTTTCCATACCCGCCTCCATTGGTGGAGGTTGTGTTGGAGGCGGTGGAAGAAGCAGTTGGTCGATGTTGTCTACTCCCAATGAAGCGTACATTCTTTTGTAAGCCTCGTAGACTCCACCTGGCCCGTGTATTTGAGGATTAGATTGAACCAACTGCATCATTTCTTGGGCCATAACTATACGTTGACTGGTAGAAAATATATCTGGGTTGCTAACAGGATAAATGTCGATGCGCCCGTCAAAATCACTTTGTTTAATCTCATTCATACCACCTGAAACCAGATAGGGATAAGTGGGTGGTAAGCTTTGAGCAAAGATAT